TGAAGAGAAGTTATGGCAAGCCTTGCGCCCTCCACACCATCATTGAAGATCATGTCTTAGAGATGTTCCATGTGAGTGTTTTTTTGTTCTAATAAGAACGAACTGAACTTCATATTTTAATACTTGTACCTGAAATTTTTGCTATTGGAAATATACCTACTCTCGCATTTGGAACTACAACACCGGCTGCTCGAGCGTCACCTCTTCTAGCTTGAAAACGTATAAAGAAAACTGCTTGGTATTGACCAGTTGGTATTTCACCGTTAGTGCCTTTATGATTTGATTGTATAGTATATGGACCTTGTCCAGAACCTCTTAAGTTCATATTACCCAAATGAAACTCATCGACATTACTTATGCTTGGACGGTTCTTTGAATATTCAGGACCGTACATTGCTTCTCTTATTAGCATTTTATCATTTACAGCTCTAAAATATGACTGTCCACTTGTTAGACCATTTGGACTTTTTGCTAATACAGCCTTCATAAAGTTTCTGATATCAGCATTATTAGCATATTGTGAATAAGAAAGACCACCATACTGCTGATAATCTTTAGCACTGGTACCTGCTTTATGCGATATGAACGCTACAGGTTTTCCAGTTTCATCTATAATGCTCATATCAGACTTTGGTTCACGTCCCTGGTATTTACCTTCAGTCTTTTCCATACCTGCACAACGAACTGTTCTATTGTTTATTCTTAATTTTATATAACTATAGCCTTTTTGTGCGAGCAGTTTATTAAGGTTATCATTGAAGTAATTCATTGCTAATGTTTCTGCAGCTACTCCTGATCCCTGTCCTTTACCACCAAAGTCGCCAGTCTTTAAAAAGTCGTTCGGTATTTTTAATGTACGACCGCCTCTTATTTTTACTTCTATTGAGGTATTTGACTTAGGAAACTTGCCACCGTCAGCTGTCATAAAAAGTTTAACTAGCTGCAGCTGATCTTTTGGTATAATAACGTTACCATTCTTAACCGTAGCAAACTCTTCACCCTTATCTACTTTCTTGATAAAGGTAAGAGGTCTGTTTTCATCTTTACGAAGATCTGATATTTTAAGAGGATTAAACTGTGCCATATAGTAACCACAATAGTTTAAACTATTTATCTATATCAGATCGTCTACCTTTAGCTTCCTAAACTTTCTACCTCGCTTGCTAAAGCTCAAAGACTTTTTGAACCATACGATATCATTACGATCTTTTTTAATGTACCCGTTGAGCTTACCTGCTTCATTCAGAAGATAGACATGACCGGGGAATTCCCAGTCAGTCGTCTCTTGCAACATCTCTTTGATGTCACCCATAGCATCTCACCTAGTAGTTGTAAATCCCATTATTGTTTGTATACACCCAACCTTGCTCTGGGTCTGAGTAGTGACGAAGACACTTACCATGCTGGTACAAAGCTATAATATTACCTGGTTCAAACTCCCAAGTAGCTCTATCCATCTCGACAAACGCTTTCTCAAAAGCATGATTGTCTTTGCGTTCGTTATATTCAAACTGCTTAATTACTTTCTTACCACTGACAACAACTACCTTAATCATAGCATTCTCCAAAGTCAGCCCACTCTTGTTCCCAGGTAGGCTGCCCATCATCTTCAATTTTCTCGTACTCAGCACGAACTTCGCTAACCCAATCTACTTCGATATGAAGTCTGTTTGATATATCTAAATTAGACATACCAGCATCAATTAAGTCAGCGATCTCTAACCATAAATCGTTCATTGCACTCATTATACTTTTCCCTTGTATCCAAGTTTTCTCATTGCACCCACTGGGTGCTCCGCAGCTTGCAGCTCAAGATATTGTTCAACAGTTGCATTGTTTACCAAGAAGTTAACCCAAGCCTTCCAGGGCTTGTAAGGCCCATACTTAAATCGAGCAATGAATGCAGGCTTTCGCTTGCCAATCCAGGAAGGATGGCAGTTAGGGTGGACTTCATCCATGGTTTTAGAACCTTCATAAGGACCACTATACATCAGATACATTCCATCCCACTCAAAGTCTTCTTTAATAAATTTAGTCATAGTCGATCTCCTCATTTCTTACATATATTATATGTTTATGAGTTCAGAAGATCAACTTTTAAAGTCCATGCAAATCAACCAGTTACAAATTTTTTCATATTTTTTGTAACTGGTTGATTTCTAAGGAAAAAAATGTCTACTTAAATCAAGGGGTTAGAATAAATTACTAAAATCTTTAGGGGTTCTGTCGTTCTTCGCACGATCAAACACAGGAATCGTATCATTGTACTCAGGTTCTTGCATTATGTTATCTTGCGCTGATTGCTCAACATCGTACAGTCTCATACGTGAACGATCAACACCAACAACAAAACGCTTATTAATCGTAGGATCATTGTATCGATTCTTTAATTGCTTAACTAACACTTGATTCAACTTCTGTAAATCCTCTGTACTAATAACAGCAAACATAAAGTCTGCGGTAGCAGGTAATCCAAACGATTCAGAAGTATCAGTTAGTTCAACATCAGAGTTAGAATAACCAGAACGAGTAGTCTGAGTAGCGCTGAAGATAGGAACATCCTTCTCTACAGCAAGACCTCTTAGCTCTTCTGCAATAGACTTAATTAACGAGTAAGTATTAACCGAGTTACCAAGTCCTTTCATTCGTGACGATGCGCAAATATTTAAGTAATCAATATAGATAATATCAGGAGTAAACCCTTTCTTTATCTTAAGCTCGTTAATTAAATGCCTAAAATGACCGGCATGAGCGCTAGCAGTAGGATACTCTTTTACGATTAATCTACCAGGTGTCTTCTCTCTAATCTTAGCAATTTTCTTATCGTATACATCTTTAGGTAGCTGTATAAGATCATCAAGAGGAACATTCATTAGATTAGCATCAATACGTTCTGCAATCTTTTCTTCAGCCATCTCAAGAGTAATATAAAGAACGTTCTTACCATCCATAAGGTTGGTAGAAGCAAAATGACACATAGCTAATGACTTACCAACGCCAGTACCAGCAAGAATAATATTTAATGACTTACGAGGTACACCACCTTTAGTAATAGAGTTTAAATACTCTAGATCAAACGGCACACGTTCTTCTATTCTATGGTAAAAGTCATAACGTTCTTCATAATCATTTAAGAAGTCATGACCTACAGTGTTATCAAAGCTTACTGATAGAGCATCAGAAAGTATAGATGGAATACCATCTTTAGTTTTATTTTTACTCTTACCGTCTATAATATGGATGCTCTCCATAATAGCATTATAGACAGCTTTCTCTTGACAAAACTCTTCTGTCTTATCAATCAACCACTGACGGTCATGCCCGGTACTTTCATTGCTAAATGTTTCTAATAATTGTACACTAGCATTATAATCAGATTCTACTAACGACTGATCGTTGCCAAGTTCAATAAGAAGGGTATTTACATTCGGTACATTGCTGTACTCATTCATGTAGTTATTAATCTTATTAAAGATAATACGCTCAGCTACATTCTGAAAGTATTCTTGTTTAATGAAAGGTACTACCTTACGAGCGTACTCTTCATCCTTCGTTAGATTGCTCAGTATCGTTGTTTCCATTTGCTTCCTTCACAGTATTACTATTAACGATAATATCATAAAGTATATCACCGACAGTCTGTTCAAATTCTTTCTTATCTGCTTCTTCATCAACATACTCGTACGAGTCAGGGGCTTGCTTTAATTCATAGGTAAATGATATTGGAAGATCATTCTCTTCATTATCAACTTCACCAACACTTACTTGCCCATAATTATAGACAAAGTTTTTAAATTTACCTTCCGTAATACGTATGAGCGCTGTTTCCTCATTAGGATTAAACATTACCTCATACTTGTTCGTCATCATCTCCATATTCAATCTCTTCTTCTTCTGTAATAGCTCCGCCACCATAAGTAAACTCAGTCTGAGCTGCAAGCTCAAGCTTTTGCATTACATCCGGTGTAAAGTACTTTTCTGGATCACTATTAATAGCTTTACCAAATACTTTAGAACCGTCTGGTAATTCATAGCGAGTAGAAACTTTCTTAATAATATCGTACTTCTCAGCAAGCTCAAGAAGACCGTAGTAACGATCAAGACCTTTATCGTATGTAAGAAGTACTTCTACTTTCTTATTCTCTTTAGTAAAGCGAGACTTCGTCATCGTACATTTAATAATATTACCGATAACTTCTTTACCATCTTTCTCTTTCTTCTTACCTAAGAATACAATCTGAGATGCAGTATACTTAAGTCCTGAACCACCAGACATCTCTTTCATAGGAATGTAAGAACCAACTACATCGTAAACATGATTAGTAATTAAAAGAGGTACGTTAACTTTAGCCAGCTTAAGGTTAAGTACTCGGAACGTAGCTTTAAGAACAGCAGCTTTAGTCATATCACGTGTCTCAGAACCCGCAGCAGTATCTTCTACTTCTTTAGTAGTAGATAACTGGCCTAGAGAGTCAAGAACCATCATCATAGGAGGACGATCTTTCTCTGCTGTCTTAGCATAGTTATCGATAATCTGCAATGCAGTATGTCTAAACTTCTGAATAGTTTCTGGTTCAGAGATAATAACACGTTTAGTATCAATACCTCTTGATTGCATCATCTCTTTAGTAACAGCGGCTTCAGTATCAAAATAGAATACAGCTGCATTAGGATTATCATCTAAAAACTTTTTAACAACACCCATAGCAAAGAAAGTCTTACCAGTAGCAGACTCACCGGCAAAGGCTGTAATCTTATTATTAGGTATACCACCGTACAAGCTGCCACTCAATGCAGCGTTAAGAATATAAGAACCAGTATCAATACTACCGGAAAACTCTGAGCTACTTAGACCGTCTTCAGCGATCGACGTATTCTCATCATTAAGTTCTTTTACCATATTACGAAAAAAATCACTCATCTTTTACATACTCCCAGGGGAAATCAATCCAACGTTCTGTGTCTGTTCTATCACCTACTAAGTCACATCTAAATTTACTCTGCGTCTTTTCTAATAGACAGACAAAATAACCTGCACCATAATGATCTCTTAATTCAGTAAAGGTTTGACCACTATCGTTTATATCGTCAACAAACACAACAGTGCTACCTGCTCCTATAGCAGCACTTATTACTTCATTATCTTCTTTTGTTCCTCCATCACGAGTTTGCCATAATAGACATTCTATAGGAAGATTTAATAGGTGAGAGAGATGCACGGCAGGTACTAAACCTCCACGTGCAACTCCAACTATAAGACAGGGATTTATTGTAATAAGTTTATCAGCTAGCTCACTACAATATTTTATTACTTCATCATATGTCATTTTATAACTTTCCATATATCACCAATTATAATACAGTTATAGTTTAGACTCAAGCTCTTTTTCTAATTTCTCCAGCTTTTTAATTTTATTAAAAATAAATGTTCCTTTTTTAGCCCCTTTAGTATTTGCTCTATACTTGTATAGTAGTCTCCTTACTTGCTCTAAATTTACATTCTCTAAATTCTCTTCAATGTCTTCGTCAACAGGTACTTCTTCTTCAATCCATTCTTCATCTACGACTGCTGCTATTTTCTTCGTAGTAACTTTAGCTCGACTGTCTCGTAAAGACATGTTGGCAGCCACCAGAAGAAGAACAGCAAGAGGGTCAAACACAAATATAATAATAAGAATAACA